AGATGGACGAAGAACTAAAGCGCCTTTACGTCGCCGGCCTTTCTGGCTCGCAGATCGCAGCGGAAATGCGTCGGGGCCTCTCGCGCAATGCCATCATCGGACGCATCCACAGGACGGGACTCAACGGCAATACCGAAAGGCAGCGCCAGCCCACCACGAGGGAGGGCCGCGAGCAAAGACGGGTCGAGCGCGAGGCCCGCAAGAACGAGAGAAGGAAGTGGCAGCGCCAGCAATTCCGGATCGACAATCCGCGACCGACCATTCAGGAAACCCAACTGCGCTGCGTTGAAATCGCCCCGCGCAATCTGTCCTTAGTCGATCTCGAGCCGAATGACTGCCGTTATCCGTACGGCGATAGTCCCTTCGCGTTCTGTGGCCATCCGAAGTTCGCCGGCTCGTCCTATTGCGTTGCGCACCATTTCCTGACGATCGGCCCGGGCACGTCATCCGAACGTGCTGCCAATCGTGTCCCGACGCGGTTTCTGGAGGCGGCAGAATGAAACCAATCCCCATCCATCAGATCGCCGCCAGGATCAAGCGCCTATCGCTTGCGCATCAGATCCACCACTTGCGGGCTTTGGTCGCTGTAGAGCCGCCGCGGTCAATCCGCCGGGGCGAACTCGAAAGCCTGCTCAAAGACAAGCTGCTGCGCCAGATCAAGAAGGAATGCCGGGCTGCATGAAAGCCTTCGCCCTAAAATTCGTGCGCTATGACCGGATAGAGGACCATCTCCGGCAGGGCTGGATGGTGATGTTTCCGAACGGCCCGCACCATCACCAGCATTACGGCATCGAAATGAAGTGGGTCTGTCCCTGTGAAGTACCGGGCGGATTCAGTGTAGCCCACCGCGTTCCGAACAACCACCAACAAGAGAGCGCGCATGGAGCCGCAGGGGCACAATAGCAAGGAACAGCTCAAGTCGATCGTGGAGCGGGTCGAGCGCCTCGCAGAAGAGATCAAGGGGCTACGCAGCGACACTAACGACATTTTCGCGGAAGCCAAGGGCAACGGCTTTGATGTGAAAGCCTTGCGGCAAATCATCCGCCTTCGTGCCGAGGACCCAAACAAGCGGGCCGAGCGCGAAGCCATCCTGGAAACCTATATGAACACGCTGGGGATGCTGTGAAACCTGGCCGCTGGTGGCGAGCGCAGAACGCCTGCGTCGATAACGCCAAGCTGATCAAACTGAATGACCGGGCGCACCGCAATTGGTTCAACCTCAATTGCGTGGCGAACGAGCACGGCGGTGTGCTGCCTGATCTGGCAACGGTGGCGATCAAACTTCGCGTGACGGAATCACGCGCGGCGGCTGCGATCGCCGAGCTCGTCGCGAAGAAACTGTTCGACAAGCTGGAGGACGGCACCTTCGTGCCACACGATTGGAACCAATGGCAATACAAGACGGATGAGGCTGACCCGACGAACGCCGAACGTCAGAAGCGGCACCGCCAGAAGCAGCGTGAGGAAAAGCGGGCGATCTTGGCGTTACTGGATGCGTCACGTAACGGGCCGTTACGTAACGGTGTTACGGACGTTACGGCAAAACGGCCAGATACAGATAAGAATCTAATAACTACCACTGTCTCTGGGGAAACAGGGCTTGGCAATGTGGAGGTCTTGGGCAGTCCGGAGCTTCGCAACTCGCTGCGGAGGTTTGGGCAATGATCCGCGACCCCTCAGACGGCAGCGTGAAGGAAATCAGCCAACAGGCAAGCGAAACCAATGCGTTGCCACCTGAAAAGCCTTCAAAGGAAATCACCTCCGGCCTCCCGCTGGAATCGCAAAGGGCCGCCTACCAGGAAAAGCTCGAACGCTCCCGCGACTGGCTGCGGAAATACCGGACCAACCCCGAAAAGGTCGTTCGCGAACAGGGGGAGCAGCCCGAATGAAATTCCTCCTCTACCGCGACAAGAACCTCGAATGGCGCTGGCGCCTGATGGCCAGCAACGGCCGGGTGCTGGCGGATTCCGGCGAGGGCTACAAGCGCAAGGGCGGCGCGCGGAAGGCTGCCGAGATCGTTCGGGCTGGCGTGGCCGGCGTGGAAATTGTGGAGGAAGACTGAGATGCAAGGGGCAGTGACCTATCAAATCGGCCAGCATGTGGGCTTTGTGGATCTGATCGATCGCAGCGAGGAAGACAAATTCCGGCTGAGTGAAACGGCCGAATGGTTTTGCGCCGTGACAAACCCTAACTGCCAGGCCCGCGCTACCATGGGCCTGTACGAGCTCGGGTATCGAACGTTCTACCCGAAGGCCAAGCGCTGGGTGTCTCACGCTCGCGTCAGGAAGGCCAAGGAAGCGCCGGTTCTGGGCCGGTATATTTTCGTTGAGGTGGATCCGAAGAACGATCGTCAATCCTTCCACGATGTCCGCAGCGTCAATGGCGTTGAAAGCCTCGTTGGTCCGATGGGTATCCCTACGCCGTTTCCTCAGCGTTGGGTGGATGACTTGCGAAGCCGCTACATGGCCGGCGAATGGGACGAGGTGGCAAAGGAGCATTTTCCCGTAGGCGCCCGCATTCGGATCGTTGAAGGCGAGTTCGCCGATATGCTGGCCACCGTGACTAACCGCAAGGGCAATCGGCTGGATTTTAAGTTCTATGGCGAGAACCGATACGGCCGGCTGAACGAATGCTCAGTGAGGGCAGCATGATCTATATAACTCCCGATCCATTTACAGCCAGTGCGCGCGATATGTCAGCGATCGAGCGCGACGATATTGTCAGGCAGACAATTGCGGAAGCCGTCAATCGCATCAATCGGCAAAGCGGAAATGCCACCTATCGCCAAGCATGGAAGGTAGCCATCAACATTCTCAAAGGCATGGAGCCTAAAATTAACAAACCACTAAATGACAAGGAGCGTGAAATCAGTTCCATATCGTCGCGGCCGGTTTGAGACGTTTCACCCGCCGGGCGGCTTGTGTCCGCAAACAGCATCACGGAAAAGGAACTGATCCATGATCGCTGCACTCATCAACCTTTTGGTCTACCTGATCATCGTCGGCGTCATCTGGTGGGCTGTAACGCAAATCCTCCCGCTGATCCCGCTGCCAGAACCGATCGCTCGAGTGGTCCGCGTCATACTGATCGTGATCCTGGTGCTGATCGTTGTCTATGCGTTGCTCGGGCTGTTGCCCGCCGGGCAGTCGCCTGCTTGGCTTCGGTGAACATTCTCGACTCCCGAGCGTTGCAGCCCAATTAACCCATGGAGAGACCTATGAGCAAAGACACCAAGACGCTGCCGGGCGAAAAGCATGTCGAAAGGCAGGCCAATTCCCATCAAGGCGAGCGAGCCAAGCGCAACCGCGTCACGACTGGCGAACAGGAAAACGTCGATCACGTTGCTCGTATGCGCGAGCTGATTGGCCAGCTTCCGGATGCCAGCCCGTCCGGCGCCACTACCATCGCCCAGAAGCTGACCGAGCATCTGGACGCACATCTCGACCCCGAAATCTATAACGCCCGCCAGGCTGAAGTGCGCAAGCAGCAGGACGAAGAAGAGAAGGTTCGGGAGCAGCGCCGCGCCGCGGTCAAGCAGCCGGTCGAAGAGAAGCCGGCGGCGTAAATAATCGCCCAAGGCTCAAAACCTTAAGGATTTTGAAAATGGCCGGCGTAAAGGGCCGATCCGGGACCAACAAGAACAAGGACAAGCCGTGGACAGAAGCTTTGCGGCTTGTTGCTTTTCGGGACGATGAAGAGGGCAAACGTCGCCTCCTGCGGATTGCCGAGAAGTGTGTCGCTGCGGCCGAAAACGGCGACATGCAGGCCATCAAGGAAATTGGTGACAGGCTGGACGGCAAGGCCGCTCAGACCATCGAGGCAACCATAGACGACAAGCGAGATGCTGCAGACTGGACACGCGCCGAATTGGTCTCGCTCATCCATGACGCCGGTAAAGGCAGCACAAGAGCTGCTAAGGCGAATGGACGCGGCGGAGAACCTGATAGCGTTCACTGAGTATACCAATCCTGGCTATTCGAGCGCGCCGCACCACAGGAAGATTGCCGAGAAGCTGGAGGCCGTTGAGCGAGGCGAGATTGACCGCCTCGCTATTTTCATGCCGCCGCGGCACGGCAAGTCTGAACTGGCGTCGCGCCGCTTCCCGGCTTGGTATCTCGGGCGCAATCCCGACCGGCAAATCATCGCCGCCTCGTACAATTCGGACCTCGCATCGGACTTCGGCCGCGAGGTCCGCAATATCGTCGCGGGCCCTGAGTATTGCGCGATTTTCGATACGAGGCTGAGAGAGGACAGCCGGGCTGCCGAGCGCTGGAATACGGAACAGGGCGGTGCTTACGTTGCTGCGGGTGTTGGCACGGCTGTTACTGGCCGCGGCGCTCATATCCTGCTTATTGATGACCCGCTCAAGGACCGGGAAGAGGCGGACAGCGAGATCAGGCGCCAGCGTGTCTGGGAATGGTACGCATCGACGGCCTACACTCGCTTGATGCCGGGCGGTGCCGTCATCCTGATCCAAACCAGGTGGCACGAAGACGATTTGGCCGGTCGCCTACTTGAGACCAAGACCGGCGATAAGTGGGATGTTCTGGATCTGCCGGCGCTTAATGAGGCCGGCGAGGCGTTGTGGCCTGAATGGTACGGCGCGAAGTCACTGGAGCGGATTCGGACGGCGATCGGGCCGCGGGAATGGTCCGCGTTGTATCAGCAGCGGCCAAGTCCGGAGGACGGCAATTACTTCCGGGTCGACTGGCTCAAGCCATACAACAAGGCCCCGGCGCGCGAAACTCTGCGGGTGTACGGTGCCTCCGATTATGCCGTGACGAAAGACGGCGGGGACTGGACCTGCCATGTCGTTGTGGGGCTTGATCCAGAAGGACGGATGTACCTGCTTGACCTATGGCGGAAGCAGGCCGCGGCAGATGAGTGGATCGAGGCGTTCTGCGATCTCGTTAAGGAATGGAAGCCCATAGGTTGGGCCGAAGAGACTGGCCAGATCAGGTCAGGCGTTGGCCCGTTTCTTGACCGACGGCAACGGGAGCGCAAAGCGTTTGTCGCACGGGAGCAATTCCCCACGAGGGGTGACAAAGCAGTTAGAGCGCAGTCAATTCGCGGCAGGATGGCCCTGGAAGGGCTTTATGTGCCAACGGCGGCGCCTTGGTATCCGGGCCTCCGGAGCGAATTATTGAGCTTCCCGGCAGGCAAGCACGACGATCAAGTAGACGCTCTGGGCTTGGTCGGTCAGTTGCTTGACCACATGGCGAATGGCGTAAAGCCGTCTGAGCCTGAGAGAAAGAAAGATGCGGGCTACAGCTCGCACCAACCCGCAAACAGTTCCAACGATTGGCTAACATACTGATGACCAAGAGTATCGCCGATCCGCCGCCTTGCCCGTTTGACGACTATGGCATGAAGCCGAGGCGCAAGGGCGGCTGATGTACGCAGCAGAAACCGCGGAAGCCTCGTCGGTCGTTCCGACGGGGCGCGCAGCCGCGCCGACAAAAACCAGCTACTGGAGCCTGGAGCGCTGCAAGCGCGCCTATACGGACTATCTCGACAACAAAACCGATGAGATCAACGAACAGAAGGATTCGCGGCGCTATTACCACGGCGCCCAGCTCACCGATAAGCAATACCGCATCCTGGAGAAGCGACGGCAGCCGCCGCAGATCCGGAACAAGATCAACACTCGCATCGACGGCACAATTGGCGTCATCGAACGGCTGCGGCAAGACCCGAAGGCATTCCCGCGCACGCCGAAACAGGAGCAGGGCGCAGAGCTCGCAACGGCTATCCTGCGCTATGCGCTCGATGAGCAGGAGTGGAAAGCGATATCGCCCGAAGTGGCGCGGGATGGCGCGATCGACGGCGTCGGAGGCATCGCCATCGAGATCGAGCAAGGCGATCAGGGGGACAAGGATGTCGGCTTCGACTTGGTAGAGCCGGATTCGTTCTTCTACGACCCGCGTTCTTATCGTCCGGACTTCTCCGACGCCGGATACATGGGCGAGGGCCGTTGGTTTGACGAGGATACGGCGATCGACTTGTTCCCCGACAAGGAGGAGTATCTTCGCGGGACTGGGACGGACGGCAGCGAGCTTTCGTCCAACCCTGACCGCGACCGCAAATGGTATTCGTTCGAGAGTGGCAAGCGGCTGATCCGCATCGTCGAGGTCTGGTACAAGCACCGCGGCGAGTGGTGCTGGGCTATCTTCACGGGAACGATGATCTTGATGGAGGGCAAGTCTTACCTGATCGACGAGAAGGGAAAGACGTTCTGCAAATACATCATGTTCTCGTGCAATGTTGATCATGATGGCGATCGGTACGGCTTCGTGCGAAACATGAAGTCTGGGCAGGACTCGTACAACTTCAAGCATTCGAAGCTGAACCATATCCTGGCGACCAAGCGGCTGTTTCTCACCCAAGGCGCGGTCGATGATGTTGAGCGGACTCGCATCGAGGCCGCCCGACCGGACGGCGTTGTGGTCATCAACGGCAATGACGTTAATGTTGGCCTGAAGATCGACGATCAGACTTTTGACTTTGCTGGTCTCGCCAAGATGCTGGAGGAAGACAAGCAGGAGCTTGACAGCTACGGGCCTAATGATGCGCTGATCGGCGATCAGACCAATCAGTCGGGCCGGGCAATTCAGTTACTGCAGCAGGCCGGCATGGCCAAGCTCGGGCCCTATATCCTCGGTTACCGCGGCTGGAAGCTTCGAGTTTACCGCGCGCTGTTCAACACGATCGTTCGGACATGGACCGCGCCTCGCTACATCCGAGTGACTGACGACGAAGGGCTGGCTAATTTTATTCAGGTCAACGGTGTCGGGATCGACCCGCAGACTGGTTACCCGACGATGGTCAATGCTCTCGGCTCGCTAGATGTCGATATCATCCTCGATGAAGGCCCCGATACGGTCAACGCCCAGGCCGACGTTTACGAAACCTTGACGCAGGTTCTTCCGGCCGTGGCACAGATGCTCACTCCGCCGCAGGCGCAGGCTGCAGTCAAGGTTCTGCTCGAGACTTCGGCGCTTCCGGCGAGCGCAAAGAAGGAATTCCGGGAGGCTTCCCAGCCTCGGCCACCCGATCCTATGCAGCAGCGCGCGGCGGCTGCCGAGGTGGCCGGCGCCGAGGCCAAAGTCAAGGAAACCGAATCCAAGGCTGTGCTCAATATTGCAGCGGCACGCGAAAAGGGAATGTCTGACGCGGCCGAAGCCCCGCAGCAAGATGGCGAAGAACTGCCCATGGAAGTGCAGATCGCCCAGGCCATATCAGAGATCATGGAACGCAATGCCAGCGCCCGGCAGAAGGACGCCGCGGCACGGAAGACTGATGTTGAGGCAAACTTAGCGCCCGCAAAAGCCGCCCATGAGGCAGCGCTGGCGCGGGCGAGCCTCGCACAGAATGCGCAGGATAAGGCCGAGGATCGCAAGATAGCGGCTCGGCAAGCACAGAATCGCACGGCACCGCGATAAGGGCCATTACGCACGCCGACGGCGATATGTCGGCATACGTCTCGCCACGAAACGGCGGCTTGAGGAAGTATCATGGAACTGAGCAACGGAGACCTTCTGAATTCTGCAATGACTGACGAGCCTGTTGAGCGGGAAGAGGCGGCGGCTGTTGAAGCTGTCGAAACCGAGCAGCAGGAAGCTGGACAGCTTCGGGATGAGCAAGGGCGTTTTGCTGCACGGCAGGCTGAAGAAGCTGCGCAGCAGGCCGCACAAGCACAATCCCAGCCGCGTGAGGGCTTTGTCCCTTCTGGCCGGCTGCGCGAGGAGCGCGAAGCAAGGGAAGCGGCCGAACGCCGTTTCCAGGAGGCTGAGGCGAACTGGCGTCGGGAGTTTCAGGCCATCCAGGCTCGGCTACCGCAGCCCGAAAAGCCCAAGGCCCCGGATGTGTTCGAAAACCCGGATGGGTTCTTGCAGCACGGCGTCCAGCAGGCGGTTGACCCCATCAAGAGCGAGATCGGCCAGCTTCGCGAGTTCTATTCGCGGAAGGAGGCCATTCGTGAACATGGGGAAGAAAAGGTGAAGGCCGCATATAGTTGGATCGCGGAGGGCATGTCGCAGCGTGACCCGGCCCGCGTTGCAATTTACCAGCGCGCCATGCAGTCGATGGACCCGTTCGGGGAAATCGTCGGCGAGCACCTGAAGACCAACCTCTACAGTCAGATCGGCAACGACCCGCAGGCATGGTTCGGCAAGACGCTTGAGGAGCGGCTGTCCGATCCGAAGTTTGCGGCCGAGATCATGCAGAAGATTCAAGGTTCGTTGCAGCAGAACCCGAACAATCCTCAGGCGGAACCACAGTTTCAAATGCCGCCGAACCTCCGGCGGGCGCCCGGCGCCAGATCAGGCGCTGCGGAGTCCACCGACATGAGCAACGCGGCGCTGATGTCAGCTGCAATGCGCTAGGACAACCCGCTCTCCACCAAAACCACCCGCCTTACGAGGCGGGTTTTTTATTGGGCGGGTGACGGCGCGAAAGGATCAAGGACATGGCCGTCACTACGGTTTCGAGCAATAACAAGCTCGTCAAATATACCACTGAAATCAACCGCGAATGGGTTCGCGGTAATGCCTTCTCTCCCTACCAGTCGGAATCGCTGAATGCGATCATTCGCATTCGCACCGAGCTGGAAGGCAAGAACGGCGGCGAGCAGATGAATATCCCGCTCGTCCGTCGCCTCCAGGGACAGGGCAAGGGCGTCGGCACTCTCGTCGGCAACGAAGAGAAAATCGACAACTACGGCCTGCGCGCCTGGATCGATTGGAAGCGCAACGCCGTCGCCACCACCAAGGCGGACCAGCACAAGGACTCGGCCGACATCTTCGGCGAGGCCAAGCCGCTGCTGTCCGACTGGATCAACGAGGCCAAGCGTGACGAGTTGATCGCCGCATTCATGGCGCTGCCGTCGGAATCCCCGCCGGCTAACCTTGGCTCCGACAACGGCGATACCGTCAACGGTATTCGCTATGAGGACGCGACCGCCGCACAGCGCAACACCTGGAACGCGGATAATTCCGATCGCGTGCTGTATGGCGCCACCACCGCAAACTACAACGCGACCCATTCAACCGCACTTGCGAACTGCGACACGACCAACGACACGTTCACCTATACGAACCTGGCGTTGCTCAAGCGCATAGCTCGCAATGCCAGCCCCAAGATCCGGCCTTACCGGAATGAAGGGTCGAAAGGTCGCGAATACTTCGTGGCGTTCGCCGGCACCAACACGTTTCGCGATCTCGCCAACAGTCTGACCGCGATCGACCAGGCCGCCCGAGCTCGCGAAGCGGATGGCATGAAGGACAATCCGATCTACCAGGACGGCGACCTGCTTTACCGCGGCGTGATCGTTCGGGAGGTTCCGGAAATCTCGTCCTTCGTCACCAGCGTCTGGACCACGCTGAAGACGGCCGGCGCCTCCTCGGCGCGCGTTGAACCCGTATTCCTATGCGGTCAGTCGGCGGCGTACATGGCGATCGGCCAGATGGCCCGTCCGACTTTCCGCAAGGAAGACGACTACGGCATGATTAAGGGCGTGGGCATCGAAGCTGCGTATGGCGTCGGCAAGATGTTCTCGAAGTCGATCAACGAAACCAAGCTCGTACAGTGGGGAGTTGCCACCGGCTTCTTCGCCTCGGCGGCTGACTAAGGAGAACTGACATGACTGGAACTCTTAATCGAGGCGTCCCCGCCAAGGAAGTAAGCTACGGCGTCGTGCAAACGATGGTCAAGAAGATCACGTTTGCCGACCTTGGCACTTCGGTCACGGTTGGCAAAATGCCGCCTTACTCGCATGTGGTCGGCGGTGGCGTTCATATCGTCACCGCGTTCAACTCGTCCGGCACCGATCTTCTCGATGTCGGGTTCATCGGCGGCACCACCGACGCCGATGCGTATGCGACTGACCTGACCTTGGCTGCGGTTGGTTTCCTGGCGCTCGATGAACTCGGCGCCACGACCAACATTATGCAGTCCGTGGAAACCACGGTTACGGCTGATGCTGCGCAGTCCGTCGCGGACGCAACGGCCGGCGAGGCCTATGTGATCGTGAACTTCGTCACGCAATACCCGCGCATGTGACGGAACAAGGGGCGGGGCTTCGGCTCCGCCCCTCACTTTTTGAGGCTTGCCAATGCCTGATCTCTCGAAGACGCGGACGCAACTTATCGAACGGGCCGCAAAAGACCTTGGCATCATTGAACCTGGCGAGACCTTGTCGTCCGAGGACAGTGACACATTCGACGGGCTGGTCGACCCGTTGATTGCGCAACTATCCGCTGACGGCATTGTCACGATCCAGGATGATGAAGCGATCGAGAACGAATATTTCCTGCCGTTGGCACGGCTGCTGGCCAATGTCGCAGGGCCTGATTTCGGATCGCCGATCAACGAGCAGGCCAAGGCGGTAGACGAGCAGATTTTGCGCCGCTTGGCATCTACCCGTCCAAGTTACGCGCCTGCGCAGGGCGAATATTTCTAATGCCCAAGATTATCTTTCCGGTCTCTCACTCTCCGGGACTACGGGCGTCAGAAGGCGCGGGGCGGCTTATCAATGCCTATGCGGAACCGATCGGTGAGGGCGGCAGAGCAATCTCTGTCCGGCATCGCGCGCCGGGGCTCGCAAACTTCGGAACGACGGCGCGAACTGGTTGCCGCGGGCTTATCGAGGTAGCCGGTGTGCTTTACGTCGCATTCTCGGGGCAACTTGAGAAGTTTTCGAGCTCGGGCGGCGCTTCGACCAACGTCGGCGCACTTACCGGCACCAAAAAGGGGTTTTTCGCGCGCAATAATGCGGTGACGCCGGACAAGGTCTTCGTTGATCCGGACGGCAATATAGCGACCTTCACCACGTCGACGGTCACGAACTCGTTTGACGCTGATCTGCCCTCGGTCAACTCGGTTACGGCCTACAACGGCTATTTCATCTTCAGCACGGGCAGCGGGCAAATCTGGTCTACCGGCTTGAATGTCGTCACGGTCGATCCGCTGGCCTTCACGACGGATCAGGAATCGGGCGGGCTGTTGCGTGTCGTGACGTTCGGGGGGCGCGTCTATGCGCTCGGGAACAAGGCATCGAGCATTTGGACGGATGCCGCAACTTCGCCGTTTCCGCTTACTCTGGTTGATCGCTTCCAACGCGGTATTGCCGGTCCGTATTGTGTCACGGGCCACGAAAGCAACTTCGCCAAGGGCCTGCATATCGTCGCGGACGATAACACGGTGTGCCGCATCGACGGCAACGTGGCGACGAAGATTTCCCCGCCTGATCTGGATGGGCTGATCGAGGCGGTGAGCGATAAGAGCACGCTGGAAATGTGCAGTTACATTTCGCGCGGCCATGCCTTCATCCAGATCACCTGTCCGGCTTGGACGTGGGTCTGCAACCTCAACAACGGCAAGTGGCACCAGCGCAAGAGCTATCTGCTACAGAACAGCCGGATCACGCAAGCCTACTACGCCTTCGCGAAATGGCTTTGCGGCGATTCCCAAACAGGGAACGTGCAGCAGATCACGAGCACCACGCACCAGGAGATCAGTAACCCGTTGATCTGCGAAGTGTGGTCGGCGCCGCTTCAGGACTTCCCGCAGCGCGCGCGGGGCATGTCGGCGCACTTTGATTTTGCGATCGGTGTTGGCGATGCGACCGGAACGGATCCGATTGAGACTGATCCTAGCGTTGAAATTGATTACTCGGTGGATGGCGGCCAAACCTTCTCAATCCCCCGCATTCGGAAGCTGGGCAGGCAGTCGATCGGCAAAGCACGAGTTCGTGTCAATCAAGTCAAGGCGAGTGGCCGGCAAGGGTACATCTGGCGCGTTCGCATGTCTGATCCTCCGCACTTCGGGTTGATGTCGGGTGAAATGTTTGGAGAGGGCCGGGCAGCATGAAAAAGCCTGTTGATGGCAAGCAGCGCTGGGTCAACCCTGACGGTACGCCAACGCTGTATTTCCTCGAGCTGATCCAGAACCTTTCGGCGAATGGCCTGACCATGCCGGTAGCAACCACCGCGCCGGTCAATGGCGACGTGCTGACCTATGACGGCACTGCAAAACAATGGGAGCCCGCCTGATGGGCATTTTCGACATTTTCACGGGCGACAGCGCACGCGAAGCCGCTGAAGCCAACCAGGCTCGGCTTGCGGCCTCAAAAACCGCCGGCCTCGGCTATCTCGACGCGGGCAAAACGGGTGCGCTCGGTGCTCTCACCACGGCTGGCGATACCTATCGGCCGCTCACTCAGAAGTACGGCGCCGCAACTACGCTTGGCCTCGATGCTCTCGGGGTGAACGGCCCGGAAGGCAACACGAGGGCGACACAGGCGTTTCAGGCCGGCCCCGGCTACAACTGGATGGTTGACCAGTCGCTTGAAGGCGTGGCGCGCAAGGCGAACGCGCTCGGCATGGGAGCGGGCGGCAACACGCTTGCGGCGCTGTCCGATCGCGCGGGCAACCTTGCCAATCAGGAATACGGCTCTTGGCTGGATCGGCTCGGCGGCTACGTCTCGCCCGAACTGTCTGCAACGGCTGGCGTTGCGGGCGCGGAAGCGGGCAAGGCCCCGGTCTACATGAACGACGCCAATCAGCGCGTTGGGCTCGAAAGCAACATCACGCAGGGCATGAACAGCCAAGAGACGCAGGCGGCAAATGCCGAGATGGCGGGGTCGAAGAACCTTTGGGGCCTCGGCCTCGGGCTGGCTCAGTTGGGCGTTGGCGCTGCGACGGGCGGAACGTCACTGTTGGGCGGCCTCGGCGGCCTGGGTGGTGGCGGTCCTATCCCCGGCGGCCCCGGAGGTCATGTGCCGTTCTTTTCTGGAAGGTGAGGCATGGCTGAACTGATCGTCCCGTCTGTTGATTTCTCCTCGCTTGGTCAACTGCCGCAGATCTACCGGCAGAACCAGGCAGAAGCGCTGCGCCGGCAGACCTTGGCGAGCTTGGGGCAGGGCGGCAACGATGCGCAGACCCTTTTGCGCTCTGGTGACCTGTCGCTAGCCAGCCTTGGGGTTAACTTGCAGAACCGTGCAGCAGACGACGCTTGGCGCCGGGAAGAGGCATCGCGGGCGCAGCGGAACGCTGATCGGTCGTATGGACTGCAGGAACGGCAATTCACGGAAAATCAGGATTACACGCCGCAGGAGCGCGCCAAACTTGCGGTCGAAAATGGCATTGATCCGCGCACGCCCCAGGGGAAGGCTTTTGTCCTCACGGGCAAACTTCCCGAGGGTGACACTTCCTTCGTCGAAACAGTGAACCAGCGCCGCGCGGCCGCTTCTGCGAACGGTCTCGATCCTTCTTCACCCGGCTATCAGTCCTATGTTCTAACCGGCAAAATGCCGCGCGAGGACGCGCAGCCGCTGACCGCAACGGACAAGAAGGCCATTCTTGAAGCGGATGAGATGGTCCTAGCGAACCAAGCTGCGATCGACTCCCTTGGCCGCGCCAAGTCGCTTTCGAAGGATGCATTCGCCGGCCCGCTCGCGGGCAAGATCGGCTATGCCGCGTCATTCCTTGGCGATAGCAGCGATCTGGGCAAGTCGGGCTCCAAGACGCTGCAGCTCGAAAACGAAATCACCAGCAACGCCCTCGGGCAGCTCAAGGCGATCTTCGGCGGCGCCCCGACCGAAGGCGAACGCAAAATCCTGCTCGACATTCAGGGCTCGGTCGGGAAGCCGGACAACGTGCGGCAGGAGATTTACAACCGCGCTATGATTGCTGCCCAGAAGCGGCTTGATTTCAACAAGCGCCGCGCGGACGAACTCCGCGGCGGTCAATTCTACAAGCCGCAGGGCAGCATGACCCGCGCGCCCGTCACTCAGTCGCAGGGCATCACGCAGCAGCAATACGAGGCTCTCCCATCCGGTTCGGTCTTTACCGCGCCTGACGGTTCGCAGCGGGTCAAGCCCTGATGGCAAACTGGTGGGATGCCGCTCCTCTCGCGACCAAGGCCGCAACGCCGGCCGCTGGCGCAAACTGGTGGGAAGCGGCTCCGCTTGCGAATGAGGCCATGTCGGCTCCGACGCTCGAGCCCGGCAAAGATGGCGGGCCGAAACGTCTTGTGATGGACATGAGCAAGCCCGACCGCGGTGCGCTCGATGCCACGGCGCGCGGCGTTGCTCAGGGTTTCACGGCGAATTTCGGCGATGAAATCCGCGGCCTTGTCGAGGCGTCGGGTGCAAACGCAGACGACCCCGCCAGCCTGACGAAACTGATTTCCGGCGCGCTCAAATACTGGTCTGGCGATACCAAGGCAAAGGAGGCCTATGATGCCGCAGTAGCGCGTGAGCGCGATCTGAACAAGACGGCTGAAGAGCAGCACCCGATTGCTTCCATTGGTGGTCAAGTCGGCGGCGCTGTTCTCCTTCCTGTTGGCGCGGGCGCTGGTGCAGCCACTCTGGGCGGTCGCATGGCGGCTGGCGCGGGAACTGGCGCAGCGCTCGGCGCGGCCTCTGGTGCCGGCGAAGGAGAGGGGGGCACAGACACGCTATCCAAGGCAGCAATGGGCGCGGGCGTCGGTGGCGTCGTTGGTGGCGCGGCTCCGGTTGTCATTCGGGGCGCTGAAGTGGCGGGGCAGGGCCTGGCAAAGCTCGCGCAGCCGATCGTCAACAATTTCCGCGGCGCAACGAACGTCGATGCCGAGGCCGCCCGGCGCATTCTGCTTGCGCGACAGCGGGACGCCAAGTCGGCCAGCCCCGGCATGTCAGAGGCCGAATTTGCATCGGCAAAGGCGTCAGGTTCTCCGGTCATCAATGCCGACATGGGCGGCGAGGCAACGCAGGCGCTTGCGCGATCGGCGGCCAACACTTCCCCCGAGGGGCGGGCGGCGCTGGAGGCCGTTACCAGCGAACGATACGCCACACAGAACCCGCGCATCTCTTCCTTCCTCAAGGAGAAGTTTGACTTCCCCGAACCTGGGGCCACGCTTGACCGCTTGGAAGAAGCTGCGCGTCGGGCCAACCGACCGGCTTATCTCAGGGCGTACAGTGAAGGGGCCAACATCCCGTTTGATGAAGGGCTTCTGCAACTGAGCCAAGCGCCTGTTGTGCAGGATGCAATTCGAAAGGCGATGATTACGGCCAAGAATGAGGCCGCGAAACTCGACCTCCCGCCGCCCAAAAATCCCTTCCGTTTCGACGAAACGGGCAGGCTGCGCCCGATGCAGGATGAGGCCGGAAATCTTATGCGCCCGAACCTTCAGTTCTGGGATATTGTTAAACGCAATCTCGACAAAACAGGAAGCCCCGAGGCGAGGGATTGGGCTCGCGTTCTGCGCGATCATCTTGATGATTTGGTGCCGAGCGGCAGCTACAAGGAGGCTCGATCTGGAGCCGCGAAGTTCTTTGGCGCCGAAGATGCGCTTGAGGCTGGTGCCAAGTTTGCGACTATGAGCGGTCGGGATGCGATCTCGCTAGCCGAGGCTCGCAAGGGACTTGCCAAGATGAACCCGGCAGAGCGCAAGCTGTTCGAGACGGGCTTTGTCTCAAACCTGATTTCGAAGGTCGAAAGCCTTCGCGACGGGCAAGACGTTGTGAAGAACATTTTCAATTCCGAATTTGCGCGCAACCAGATCAAGCTGGCAATCGGTGAAACGCGAGCCGCGGAGTTGGAAGCAAAACTTCTTGCCGAACGCGCCATGAATGGCATCAAGACGGCCATTCAAGGAAATTCGACGACTGTTCGGCAGTGGGTTGAGCGCGGGCTGGCCGGCGGCGCAACCGGCCTTGGTGGAGTCGGGACCTATAATATGGACCCGCAAGCCATCGGCGTTGCCGCTCTAACGGGCGCAATCGTTGCCGGCGGCAAGAAGATTGACCAGCGCGTCGCTCGGCGCGTGGCCGAAATGCTGGCATCAGACAATCCGAAGATAACGGAAGCCGGAAACAAGATCATCGCCAAATCAGGCGTGCTTCGTGAAGCATTCCGCAAGCTGGATCTTCCTTCGGCTCGCGTCGGCGGCGAACAAGCGGGCGCCGTTCCGCCCCTTCAGGCTGCAGGCGTAAGCCGCGCCGAAGACCAGCCAAACGTTCCACGGCCACCAGGCCAATAGAAACACCACTACGCAATAGACGAGCAGCGCCCACGACGGGCGCTTTTTTATTGGGGTATCCATGGCTGGCACCATAGGTTTGAGCCTAACACAACGGTACGACAAAACCAGCCACGAGCCGCTGGATGGCGGCTTGCTGTACTTCTACGCGGCCGGCACGACCACACCGCAAAACGCCTATCAGGACGTAGATCTAACCATCCCGTGGCCGAATCCGATCACGCTGGATTCTGGAGGGAACGTTCCGCAACTTTTCTTCGCGGACGGTTATATCAAATTCAGATTGACGAATTCCGCTGGCGTTTCCCAGATCGAGGCGGATTACGTTCTGGTGGTTGGCCCGTCGTCGGGGGGCGGGGGTGCTCCTTCTGTCGATGCTACAACTATTCTGGCAACGGGTGATATCAAGATCCGGTACGGCACAGGAGCACTGACCGGCTTTGTCCGCGCCAATGCTCGCACGATCGGCAACGTCGCTTCCGGGGCGTCTGAGCGAGCTAACGCAGACACTGAGGCGCTGTTCGTTTATCTCTGGGGTGCCGACGCAAACCTGACGGTTTCGACAGGGCGAGGCGCAAGCGCTGCGGCTGACTATGCTGCCGGTAAGACGATTGCTCTTCCAGACTTCCGTGGTCGAGTTCCCGCTGGCCTCGATGACATGGGCAATACGTCGGCGGCCCGTCTCACGGTCATGGCCAGCACGACATTGGGCATAGCTGGCGGCAACCAGGAGGTTGCGCTAACGACGGCGCAATTGCCGGCGCACACCCACGCCAACACGCTAAACGATCCGGGCCACGTCCACACGATTCCGTTGTTCAATGGTCTAACCGCCGGAGCCTCTACGGCCAACGCCGCCACGGGAAGCACTCAAAGCAGCGGCAGCTCCACCACTGGTATAACTATCACCAACGCTAGCGTGGGCAGCGGTTCGGCACACCTCAACGTGCAGCCGACCATTCTCATGACCTACTATATGAAGCTCTGACGCATGGCGTATCACACCTCATTCGATCAATCGAACAAAGCCGATTGGGCCTTCGACGTAACGGCAACCGATGCCGAAACGGGGGAGGCCATCGACTTCACGGGGGCGGAAGTTGCCTTCATGGTCAAGGACCAGAGCCGATGCACGGTTCTTTCTGCAACGACTGATGCAGACGACGGCATTACGATTTCCACTACCACGATATCTGTCCGGTTTGACGACAGCGACATGAATGGCATCTGCGCCGGTTCTTACAACGTCGGCATGATCTACCGGCTCAATGACGAGACGGCACAGATTTTCACTGGAACCGTGACCATCTTCGATGGAGTGGCGACGCTGTGATCGTTCCGCAAATCAAGGTAAAAATTCAGCGCCGGCCGAATATCAAGCTGAAGATGCTGCCGCGCTTCCCGTCCTCTGTGACGGGCGAGGGCGGCATTGAAGTTGATAACGAGGGCGGTCACTATGTCATCCGACCTGAACTAGGCGTTCTCGGCGATGTCGTAGGGCCGGGTTCATCCGCATCGGTTGCCGGTCAGATCGCGGTATTCACCGACGGTAACCACATCGAAGGCAGCGGGCTTGCCTACGATGATCTGGCATTCGAGTATTCGACGCTGGCTGAAGCCGCAGCGGCGAATATCCCGGCTCATGTCGATGTCGTGCGAACTCTCGGCCACACGACCCCCAACGACTACGGCGGCGCCAGTTATATCCGCATTCCAGACGCTACAGCCGCCGCATGGCGCTTCCAGAGCGCAGACGGGCAATGGTGGGCACTCAACAGCCGCTCCGTCACGCCGGAAATGCTCGGCGCCAAGGGTGACGGTGTCACGAACGACTCTGCGGTTTTTGTCGCAATGAGTACGTACATCAACGCCAATACTGAAGGCGTTGTTATAAATCATGCCCCTGGTGCGACGTATCTCGTCTGGCCTGCGGGTACGATCCCGATGCACCTTCTGAATCTGTCGAATGTCAACGGTCTCGTCTGGAACTGGAACGGTTCTCGGATGACGACTGACAATGACTTCGCTTCAGGCGGCTTTGGTGTTTCGATCTGGGCTCACTGTTCGAACGTCACAATTAACGATCTTAACTTCGAGTGGTCTACCAGCGGCGGTGCTCCTTCGACCATCATCGGGCCGTTGCTTTTTGTTGTTCAAGAAACTTCTGCACCGTGGTCTGAGAACTTCGTCATCAATAACTCCATCGTCGATGGTGCGCTGTACTTCCTCCGCGTCACTGGTGATGTCGCCTCGGCACAGACCAGCGTTGGTGGTGAAGCGAAGAACTTCACCGTTCTCAACGCTGATATCCAGAACTGTCATTTCCCGCTGAACTTCCAGGCTTCGGGAGATAACTTCTTCGGCCGAGGGATTAAGATCGCTCAGGCTGGTCGTGCGTACTTCCCGTATAACGTCCATAATCACGACGTCGATATTATCTCTACGGGCACTACAGCGAACTCGATTCTGATTAAGAGCTACCCCTTCCCGAACATGTCAGAGCGGCGAAGGACTACGAGCAACATTCGAGCCAGGTATACACTTCGCCCTCCGTTCACCGGTATTGCTGGTGGCAATATCTGCCATATGCAGTTTGAGCAGAACGTCGCTGCGGTGACTGTATCGAATGCTGTCTCTAGCGGCGGCAAAGTCCGGCTGACGGTCAACAGCACAGCGGACATGCTTACCGGCCAGACGTGGCATTTCAACGCCATTACTGGTACGACCGAAGCGAACGGCACACATGAGATTACCGTCGTCAACGCTACGACTGTCGATCTCCTCGATGTCAATTTCGTCAACGCATATATTTCAGGCGGTACTGGTTCGGTCCCCGGAAGCATCCGAGACATAGACATCTTCTTGGATATCCCGAGCGACGACGCAACCGGCTTCCAGATGTTTGGTACGTCTAAGTTCAACTCTTCGGGTGTCGTCGATCCTGTTGTCTGCGGATATGACGTCTCTAACGTCACTATCAGTGGCCGTCACAAAGGCTACAACCGAGTGGACGTCCCCTCGATCAACCTCTTTCCGACTACCAGCGGACAGTGGAACAACGAGCAAATCCATAACTTCAATCTGAAAGACATTTTAATCACCGGTACGCAGGGCAGTTGCGCTGTCGTCGTGCCTACCGGTGCTACGATCAACCTTGAGAACATCACCAGCAGCGGTGTCACTTGGACCCTGCCTACAACTGCGGCAGGTCTTCGGGTCCGAAATTTTGATACTCCGGGTTTGAAGATCGGTACATCGTCCGGTTGGGTCAGCCAACAGCCGACCGTTACGAACTCGGTCCAGTCCGTCGATCCGGGCGGGAATAGCGCGTTAGTCGTCGGCCAAGGTGTTGCTAATGGCAGTGCATTGTTCTGGAGGTATAACGCAACGGCATCCAACGCGACGGCAGAACTCGTTACCTTCGGATATCTCAACCCACTGTCTATCGATGCGCAGACGGTCACAATCAACGACAACAGCAACGGCGCGACGAACATCCACAACAGCGGTGCTGCTCCGACAGGAACGGGCGCATATGTCCGCGCCACCTCGCCAACGCTTGTTGCGCCCGCGCTCGGCACGCCAGCGTCAGGCGTTGTCACGAACCTGACTGGCACTGCCAGCATCAACATCAACGGCACGGTTGGGGCGACAACGCCGACGACTGGCGCTTTCACCACGGCTACCGCCAGCACGTCGGTAACATCGCCGATCTCCTACGGAGGTAGTGCCGCTGGCTCAACTCTCACGATTAATGGAACCTCGAACGGTGCGCCCAGCAGCGCCTTTCTGCTTCTGCAAACCAATTCCCAGCGGACGGGGCTTGCCGGGTGTACCTCGCCGCAAGCAGGCGTTCATATCGGGCCGGGCACAGATGCGCCGAACCTTGGCTCAGTCAACTTCTACATCAGCAACAGCGGCACCACCTCTTTTGCTGTTCGCGACAGCACGAATGACATTGAACTCGGCATGTTCACCAACACCTCAGGCGGCGGCCTCGTGGCGATGGGGACGCGCACCAGTCATCCGTTCTGGATTCAGACCAACGCCGCCAACACCGCCGCATTCCATGTCAGCGGCGGTTTTAGCGTTGGTGGCACTACTGATCCAGGGACGAATGCTATTGCTGCGGTTGGCCCGATAACAGCCAATTCAGGAACGGCTATACCTGCTGGCGGAACTGCAGGATCGGGCCTCAAGGTTTCTTCTACAGCCAATTTTGGCATTTTCTTTGGATCTGGTGCCCCGACCCTGTCGGCCGCGAAGGGCTCGCTTTATTTGCGTAGCGACGGTTCCGGAACCTCAGATCGCATGTACGTCAACACGAACGGGAGCACCACTTGGACTGCCGTCACCACGGTCGCTTAAGCGGCGTTTCGTGGCTGGTAAGTACCGACCGGAGGCGCGGCGATACTGAGCGCGCCGAACCTCTGGCGATATCGATCAAGCGGGATGGTGATGAAGTAGAGTATGGCGACGCTAACGAGAATGACGACCGCGACATAAAGGGCGTTGCCTTGCAGCATCCACGGGGATGCCCATCGGGGTAGCAACTCGCCGATCAGGATGTGCGTGACATACATCGGATAGGACAATTCTCCGATGAAACTGTCGATCCTGTTGCCGCGGGTTGCGTAGAACAGGGGAGCGGCGGCGAGGATGGTGAATAGAAGAACCTGCGGGTTGTAGAGCATCAGCGTCTGACTGAAGTAGGTTTCATGATCGGGCAGGCCGGGCGAGACAATCCTGGCGCCGACGGTCAGGGCGACAAATCCGGCGAGGCTTGCAAAACCCGCGATCCTGACCGCGTCAGGAGACAGGGCATAAGCTCTGCGCCCGGCGAGATAAGCCAGCCCCCCGGCGGCGAACAGCATCATCTCGGATGGTGCGAAGCGGTATGTCCACGGATCGAACGTCAGGCCAAGCGAGCCAGTGTACAATCGGCATAACAAGCCGAACGCAAAGAGCAGCGATAGCCGCCACCAGTGACGGCAGCAAAACGGTGCGATGGCGTAGAAGGTAAGCTCGATGCCGAGCGACCAGCATTGCGGGACGAGCAAGAAATAGTAGGGCGCTGGTGTAGGCCCGGTCCTGAAGTTCAAGGCGAAATCAAGCGCGCTGCCGTCGAACTTCAGGAACAAGAACCAGTCCTGCAGAAATAACGTCAGGTTCGAAAAGGCGATGAACGCGATTGCCGATGGCGAGGCCGTAGCCGGCAGCACGCTCGCAAACCAGTGCCACTTGACCGTCAACAACGCTGTGATGGCAATCAGAATATAGACCGGCCACAGCCGCAGATAACGGCTGATGTAGAAGTTCGAAAGGCTCCGGTACTCCTTCCTCTCATTGAGGATCATCGTAATCAGGAATCCGGAGATCACGTAGAAGCATTGAACGGCTGTTGTTCCTGAAAACAGCGTCAACCCCATCAGCGTGCTGCCGTGTGAGTGCGCGACCACTACCCATAATGCAAGCAGAAACCTGACCGTTCCCATAGGTCAGCCCTTACCACTCCTCCGATACAACCATCAAGAGAACAGAGCATGGTCGACACCGCGCCCTTAAAGGCAGCGAATGAGCGCCGCTGGGCAAATGCCAAACTGACCCGCGGCCCGGAGTTCGTCCCGGTTGCCAAGCGCCTGGTGGCCGCCAAGGCCCGCTATCAGGCTGTAGAAGCCCGAACCGGCGTTCCGTGGGTGTTCATCGCCGTCACCCACCAGCGGGAGTCCTCGCAGAATTGGTCGTGCTCGCTGGCGCAGGGTGATCCATGGAACAAGAAATCAACTCACGTTCCCGCCGGGCGCGGCCCGTTCGCCTCGTGGGAAGAGGCCGCTTACGACGCTTTGGTGAACTGCGGTCCCTACACCGCGCGCAACCGAGACTGGTCGATCGGCGGCCTGCTGACGAAGCTCGAGGAGTACAACGGGCTCGGCTACTACCGGAAGGGCATCCCGTCGCCCTACATCTGGTCCGGGACCGATCAGTATTCCCGCGGCAAGTACGTTGCAGACGGCGTGTTCGATCCGGACACGGTGGACAAACAGCTCGGCTGCGCCGGCCTCATCATGGCGATGATCCAGATCGACTCCTCGATCAAGTTCGGGCGCGCCCCGCCCGAATCTGCAGAGCCCGTTCGCGATGGCGCATGGCTTCAGAATGCCCTCAACAAACTCGGTGCCAATCCGACGTTGGAGGTGGACGGCAATGTAGGGCCGGCCACGCGCAATGCTGTGCGGGCATTCCAGCTTTCGCAGGGGTTGGTCGTGGATGGCCTTGTGGGCCCTGCCACATTCGCTGCAATCGACAAGGCGCTGGCAGAAGGCAAGTCCGTGCCGACACTTCCGGTGCCGCCTGACATCGTTTTGCCCCCGCCTGGTACGCCTGCGCGGCAGGATCTGGCTCCGACGTTCTGGGGCCGGGTGCTGGACCTGTTCAAACCGAAGGGAAATTGAATGTTGGGAATTAGCAATTGGGGGAGGGTGATTGTTTCGACCGTGGTCGTCGTCGGCTTCATCGGCGTGACCGTCCTGTACATGACGCAAAAGCTCAATGACCGCGCCGTTCCTGAAATCCTGTCGATCCTGCTCGGTGCGCTTGCCACGAACTTTACCGCGGTGGTCGGCTACTGGATCGGCTCTTCGGCTTCGTCCAGCGCGAAGGATGTGACGATCCAGGATATGGCGAGCAAATCATGATTACCGGCGTCCTCGGCATCCTTGGTGCCCTCACCGGCATGGTGCCTGCCATCATGCAATGGCTCAGCCTGAAGGAGACTAACGCTCATGCCCTCGCAATGGCTAGAGAGCAGCGCGAGGCTGCGAAGGAAGGCGTTGCGCTACAGGTTGATCTCGCAAATGCTCAGGCTGATATTCGACAGGCAGACCATATTTATGGTTTTGCTAGTGGCCCTTCTGGTAACCGCTTTGTGGACGCGCTGGTCATATTTGTGCGCCCCTACATCACCATTGTATTCTTCCATCTGTGGGTACTTTTAGAAGTGTTTCTCTTCATCTACGCGGTGAATAGTGGCTACGACCTTGGGCAGTTGGTTAAGCTTCTGTGGAGCGATGAAACTGCGGGAATCTTCGGCGCAATTATGGGCTTTTGGTTCGGCGACCGCATGATGCTGCGGGGCCAGCAACGCATGGCGGCAACCCTCGCTGTCACTGCGCCGACTGTCACAGCAAAAGGAAAATGACCTCATGACCTTCCTCGTCATCCTCGGCGACATTGCCTGCTTTGCGGCCGGCGGTGCCTTCATCTGGTTCTTCCGTGATCATATCGAGCGGATGGTGATCGGCGCCAATGCGCTGTCCAGGAAGCTCCACGCGAAGGCCGATGCGGTCTTGAAGAAGTGAAGCGGCTAAGGCTGGGAATGCCGGAATGACCTATGACGCGACTATCAACGCCGGGAACATCATCACAATCGTTTTCGGTGCCATCGTTTGGATAGTCACGCTTGCAGTTGCGTGGACCAAATTTGGCGGGCGCATGGACATGCTCGAATTTCGGGTAGAGCTCGTTGAGAAGACGCTGGAGAGGATTGCCGCCGTGCTGGAAAAGTTTTCGGCCAATGAAAAGGACGTGGCGCTTCTGAAACAGGAAGTCGCCGCTCTTCAGGTCGATTACTCCACGCTGCACGCGACCGTCGAGGGGCTACGGAAAGGCGAGGGGTTCATCCAGGCTCCCCGTCGCGGCAACGTTGACGGCGAATACACCCGCTAATCCCTTCCACAGCATCACGAGGAAATATGAAAACCGCCACAGCAATGGCGGCGCTGGCGTTTGCCTGTGTCGTTTCTACTGCGAACGCTGAAACGGGAATCGCATCTTTCTACGGCGGCCGACATCACGGCAGGCCAATGGCCAACGGCAAGATTTTCAACCAATGGTCCGATAGCTGCGCTCACAAGAAACATCCGTTCGGGACTGTATTGCTTGTTACCTGGGGAAGTCGGTCTGTCCGGTGCGTTGTTCGGGACCGCGGGCCATTTATCAGGGGGCGAATTGTGGACCTCTCCGTAAAGGGCGCAAACGATCTGGGGATGGCTTCGCGCGGCGTTGCCCCTGTGACTATCAGCGTGGTCAGATGATCCGCGACCTTGCCATCTCCTCGGCTGTCGGCGCGCTCTTCTTCGTGTTGCTGACGTCCTATGCCTTCGCCCATCAATCCCCCGACTGCGCCTACATCCGCGCCCAGGTGAAGGAGCACGGGAAGATCAAGGCGATAGCTTGGGCTTTGTCTCAGGGCTATTCGCCAAGCGAGATCGCGAGGATCAGGAAGCAATGCGGGGTTTAGTCATTGCCGCAGCCCTTCTCGTCGGCTGGGTCGTCTACGCTCTCTATTTTGCTCCCGAGCGCCTCTGCACGACTGCCGCCGGCATATGTTTTTGAATTCGGCCCTCTGGCCGTCCGAACTGCCGGGCTCCCGTTTCCTTGCCCGGTAGAGCGCGAAAGCGCCCCTCCTGAGACTGAGCCGCCGCTTCCTTGATTGGAGGCGGCGGCTTTTTTCGTGCCGTACTTCTCCGGATACAGTCAGAGTCCGCAAAACGCTATATTTTCCAGCATGATCGCCGCAAACGATAGCTGGTTTCCAAAAGCGATGCTCGGCCTTGCGACGGTGAGCGGGCTTGCTTTGGTGTGTTCGGTCTGCGTGCTGGTGATGCGCTGATCATTTCGGGCCGCTTTCGTATGCGTCACGCATGACATCTGTTGTGTGGAGCCATTGTCTGAGGATATCGGTCATCTGGCGGTGGCCCTCAGCTATCACATCTTGAACGCCTTTCCCGGCGTTTCGAACCTCTATCGGGAAATCTGCGAGCTTATTATGGCTTTCGTCGTAGATGCCGAAAAACAGTCTCGCTCCCGCTCCTTGATCATGAAGGACTACAAGTCCATCAAAACGGATGTAGGAATTGGTTAGGCCATCTGTGGGGACGAGGTGATCGGGAACATCGGCCACTGAAATCTCCTTTGAATTGAAAACTATGATTCTGTACTCGCCCGAATTATACCCTCAAAACTGATCCATCACCCGCGCAAACGCCGGATGCTTCCGGTTCTTGACCTTCACCCAATCGCAGGTCTTTGGCCGGTACCGTCGCTCGCGGTGCTTTGAGACCAGCCCTTCCAGCCCCATGCGGCAGGCGGCTTCGAACAGGCCGGGCCCGATCTCGCCGCCCTCGAACGGGGCGACGAAGATGCCCTGCGGGCGCCCCTTCAGCAATCGCTCGAGCTTTGCCTTGCGGTCGATCAGCGGCAGGTCCCGGAGATCTTCGCCGTCGACCGCAACTAGGTCGAAGGCGTAGAGCTGGGCCTCTTCGTTGTGCCGGTTGGAATGCAGGGCGTTGAAGTCGGAGATGCCCTGCACGTCGAGCACGCAGATTTCTCCGTCGATGACGAAGCGCTGCTGTTTCATCTTCAGCGCGGCCTCGACGATCCACGGGAAGCGCCACGTCCAGTCGAGCCCGGACCTCGAATAGAGCTTCACGGCCTTGCCGTCGCGGACGATGCGCCCGCGGTAGCCGTCGTATTTGACCTCATGAATCCAGTCGGGGCCGGTCGGGACGGACTTGGCTAGGATGGGCTTGCAATATTCGAATTTGAACATGCCGCGAAGATAGGTGCCGCAGATGCCGATTGCGAATCCTAACTCGGCGGCTGCAGGCCGGAGGAGCGCCAGCTCCGAACGCTACGGCGGCGCCTCGGCAGTCAGGGCTCGGCGCGTCCCTCCAGAATGGCCTTGGTCTTGGCACGCACCCCTTGCAGGAGAGGAAACGGGCAGCCGAGCTCGCGCGCCTTGTTTTTCACCGTTGGCACCGATCGACGTAATGCCGCGGACGCGCGAAAGGCCGAGGCGCCCTGTTGCACCAGAGCCTTCAACTTCTCGCAATCTTCAGTTGTCCATTTGCGCTGATGATCTCGCATAGTAACTAACCGCACGACCCCGAACGGGTTCCTTGGGCGGCGCGCCGTTCTGACAGCCGTCGTACTTGACCTCGTGAATCCAGTCGGGCCGGATTGCGGGGAAAAATTTGCGATTCCGCTGGAACGGCTGACGGCCCTCTGGCATTCACCGATTTGTCGCCAGCCGCTTGGCGACACGAGGCGCATAAGGCCTCAGCTCCGGTCCCCCAGAGCTGAGGCCCGCGTGCGAGAGGGCCAGAAAAAATCGCATCCCACTTTATCGTTTGATATTGCACGGGTGGCCGCGTTTGGTAATTTTGTTCGTCCGGGGCGCATTTGTTTCATTTCGGAGCCATTTTCAGCCCGGGGGCCGCTGAGGGTTACAGCGGCCCTTTTGATTTGTAGCTTCTGGTACTGGCCGAAATAGGCCACCCTCGTATGCAAAATAGGCCACTCCTCAATGGCGGGAACAAGTGGCAATCTCTGGCATTGGGTCCTCTCCCCGGAGGGAGGACCATCAAAAGCAAGTGGTACGGTCTTGCACTATAGCCCCTGTGCGAAGACTGGAATTTAGACGGCCTCAGCGCACCCCAGCTTCCCCAAGCCCCCCAGCGCTGAGGCCGTTTCTTTGCCACTCGCGGAATCAAAACAGGCCAGCCGAGCGTGGCGATTGGCTGCTTAGGAACCCTTTCAGCCTGAAAATATTGAACCTCGGGTCGCGAAAACTGGTACTGTCCGTATTTAACCCCAAGTGTCCTAAGTAGAATCCAGGGGTGTCCTAATTCGAAATTAACCAGTTACTCGCTGCCTGCCTCTGTTGATTCCGGGGATTGCCATGTTTGAGATTGACGAGCTTTGGAACCGGCCTCAGATTGAGGTATGGGCCAGGCTGAACGTCCGAAGTGCCCCGACTGTGGGGCATTCTTGATCCTCGCATTGCCGCCCGGCGGCAAAGGCAAGCGCACCATGCAGTGCCTGGATTGCGACCGCCCTGATCCCCTCAAAACAGAACAAGCCAAGGGCTGGCTCAAGAGTGAGCTACAGCCGCCGAAATAGGATTCGCCGCGACCGAACAATTCGGTGCTGGCCTGTTTCCGACCTCAGTGGCCGGTTTTAAAATTAACAGTGGCCTAATTTGATTAGGAACATCGGGCCGTAGGGTTTATTGGTCCCCATCGCCGCCACGATTCTGGCATCGGCGCCCGAGAGACAGCGCGCGCTCCCGCCCAACCACGGAGCGCTTCCGTGCCTGTATACTTTTTCGATCTCATCATCGCTGGCGACCTAGCTCCCGACGAAGAGGGAACCGAACTGTCTTCCATGGACGATGTGCAAAACGAAGCGGCGTACGCTTTAGCTGACATGCTTAGAGACGATGTGCGAGCGACCATGGGCAATCCATGCGCCCGGCACCTGTCCATTCTTGTCCGCGATAGCCAAGGTCCGGTGCTCGAAGCGAAGTACTCATTCGAGGTTGCCCGGCTGCAATAAGGCCGCCTCAGTCGGCGGCCTCTTTGGCCTTTACGTTTGCCGACATTCGGGGAAATTGCTGCGTGACGTGCTGGGAATATACAAAGCTGATCGCGCTCGGGATTTCGATATCCATCGCGACGACAATTGCCACCGCCGCTCTATGGTGGTGGCTAACGAAGTAAGGCCGCCTCAGTTGGCGGCCTCTTTCATTTAAGAACGCAGTGTGCCCGTCGTGTTACACGCGCCAATGGCGGAATCGAATAGCTTTGCACCGCAGCGTTAAGCTACCTCTTCGCTGCATCATCCTGAGAGAGGCCCCGTTCGAGCGAGCACTCGGACGGGGCATTCTGTTGCTAATCTTCTGGCCGGGCTGGTTGCTGGGGTCGTGCCGGTTCCGGTTGCCTCGGTGGCTCGGGAGGCCGCGGTGGCTCGGGCTGTCTTGGAGGCTCCGGCTTGCGCGGCGGCATGACATGCAGACCTCTACACCGAACCAGAAAATGCGACTTTCAATGCCAATGTGATAATCCAGGCGAGTAGGCCTGCAATGATCGCTATCAAAAAATCTTCGCGACTATGAGGACCGAGGCCTCTCATTTTTTCGACCGTCGTCCGATTTCTTCTGACCGGCCTAGTGATCCGTTCATCACTGCCCCCCTTATGGTAGCGCGCAGCCATTTCGTCCAGCGGCGCGTTTTGAATGGTGCCCAGGGAGTCGTCATTTTCCCTTCACCTTCAGCCCGCGCTCGACCTTCCGGCCGACGAACAGCGCGGCGGCTCTGCCATTGCAGTTATCGCTTCAATCCTGGTGAGCGTAACCACTCGCTCATGTGCGCACCGGTCTCCGCCTGCTGTGACCTGCGGATCACGTCATCCCGGGCGGCGCCATGGGGTAGGGTTTCGGCTTCCGCGCGGAGGCACTTAGCCAATTTGGCGAGGCGGTCTTCCAGAAGATCGGAATGTTTGATGCTGCGGCGGATCTGCATGTTATTGCTCGCGTTCAAAGCCCGAATTCAGAACGCTGCTCGGGAGGGTAATGTTTCGCCCGCGGAACCGGCTTTGACAAAACTTCGCCGGAACATTTGTGCCTCAGCCACGTTTGGGAGCGTCGCCAGCCGCATGGCGACATCAAGCGAAGGGCCTCAGCTCCCCTGGTCCCCCCAAGAGCTGAGGCCCCGTTCGCAGGGGCGGGGCATGTATCTGGTGTTCACGGGCATGGTGGTGCTGGTGCTTGCGATCGGCTTGGCCGTCGTGCTGATCCGCTACGGGGCGCGAATTCGGACCTAGACTAGGCGCAGCTGGGCGCGGTCTTGGCTTTCCCGCTCGTGCCGGCCGACGAATTCTTGCAGGCACTCCGGCAGGTCGCTCAGCTGCAGATCGGCCCGCCGGCGCAGCTCGTGCGCGATATCGTCGGAGACGTCCTTGGACCAGCCTTCGGCGGTGTTGAAGGCCACGACCCGCACTGGGTTGCCGTACTGGCATTCTAGCAGGTCGGTGATGACCGTTTCGAGGTCGGTGGTCTGCGCGTCGGCTTCCCGCCAGACCTCGCCGAGCCGTCCGAGGTTGTCCATCACCAAATAGACAGTCTGCTCGTCATCGCGGGGAACGATCGACGGCGTCCAGGTACTCATCAACGCAACTCCACAAACGAACCGGGATTCAAGCGGCACGCGGCCGAAATGGTTCCTAGCCTTGATCGGGCTCAAAGCCGGACGGCATCCTCGGCGGCTCGCCATCGTCGGTCCGGTTGCAGTGCGGACACGGCGCGCCGGCCGCGCCACAGCTGCAGGCGTGCAGCCCTTCCCACGGCTGGTCTGGATGTTCCTCGCATACCCAGCCGGTGCCGTCGCAGTTCGGGCAGGTGTGTTCCAGCTTGTCGCGCTCGGTGCGGGCCAAGGCTCTCGCGGCCTCCAGCGCTTGGTCCTGCGTCAGGGCGTCCGGCTGCAGCCTCCGGCCCGCGATGTCATCCCAATAGAAGAACTTGTGGCCGCCCGGCCAGCGCACCTCGAAACTGCCGGCGTCGGGGATGACGCTGTGGCGGATGATGCGGACGGGGTCGTCTTCAGCCATCCCGGCATTTTAGCGGAGCGGCCGGCGCGCTCAAGATGCTTGGCCAGGATCGGGGAGGCAAACTAGGTCGTTGTTCTCGGTACGATAGGGGCGGGCTTGATCTTGCCGGGATAGAGTTCACCAGCGACTTTCTCGGCCTGCATAGCTAAATCAAGCTTGCCCATTCGACGCAGGGCGCCGCCGATCTGGTAAAGAGTATCGCAGCAATCTCTTTCTGAAAGAGATTGCCAGTCCACCTTTTTCCCATCGGTTTCCAGTTGTTCAATATAGGCTCTGATTTGATCGAGACCCTGAGCCACGCTGATACTTTGGATCATTTTTCCTCCTCGGTGAGGCAGCTCTCGCAAACGAATTCGCCGCCCTCGTCGTCTTCGTAGAATGAGGACTTGGTGTTGCATCGAACGCAGCGAAGGGCTTGCGGCACGCCATCGTCAGGGCTGCGGGTTTTCCAAGTGTCGTAGGTCACGGATGTCTCCTATGTGTTCGGTCACGCCATCAAAACGCAGGCGATGAACCCAAAAAAACAAACCTGAACGGTCGGCGTCCATGGCCAGTACCAACCGATGTCGGAGCCGTAGTCTCTTCCGCCATCCAGGGAGTTGATGCGGTGGACAGCGATCAACAACAGAACGAGAAGTAGTCCGGCGACGTAGATCATTTTGCCTCCACGATGTTCGCTTATAACTACCGCAGCCAATTCAACAGGAGCCGCCGCCACCAGGATATCCGGCGGCCGGGGCGGTAGGCGTAATGGTCATATTGTGGGTCGTTCGTAATTCTATCCACGTCGATCATCGGACTTGGCCCTTTCTGTCAGGTAGTGGACTGTAAAGGCAATGGCGCCCTGCGGACTCCGAAATTCCCTGTCGGTTTCAGCTATGTATGCTTCCCAAATCTCGTTGGGGTCTACGCTCGGCATCGTCAGTTTCTTTTTCATGCTCACGTCCTGTTTATCACTGGGTATAAGCGTTTATGGCGGCGACAATCATTTCAGCGTTAACCCACGATGGGGTGCCATCGCCTTCCTCGCCTACCTGGTAGCCGCGCGTTAGAACGCAGACCTCCCCACCTTCGGCGTCAACTATCGAGCATGAGTTTGTCCAATGGCGGCCCGCCGATTCTCGGTCAACCCGCCAAGGTCTCGGAGCCAGATATTTCGACATCGGTCTAAAACTCCCTGCTCAACAGTGCGAGTGTGCGGCGCGCATCCGACGGTATTCTGCCTCAATACGGTCCTGCTGCCGCTTCTTGAAGTCCCAATAATCGCGGTGCCGGTCGTCATAGTCTGGCTGTTCGACCCCCACAGCCTTCCATCGCGCTAAGTGCGTTTTAGCACCCCAAGTACCTTTAGTATGGTTGCGGCTGACGCAGCTATATCCAACCTTAGCCCCGCAGAGTGGGCACTCCGCATTAAGCGGCAATCGATCGGCTTCAATGGCCCCTGGCATCAGACATCTCCTCAAGAGTGGGGAGGCGGATTGAACCGATGCTTGAGGGAGTCCGGAACAATCCCGGTCGCAAGCATGGCGTCATAGTCGTCGATCTCTTTGAGGTTGGCCGGTGGTGAGGCTAAGGCCTCCTCCACAATCGCCCGTATCTCGGCCGCGAAGCTTCTGTCATTCTGCTTCGCGCGCTTTGTGATGGCCTCGATTGTTTTCGGGTCGAAGCCGATCTGCACGCGCGGGCGCGCGTAGCCGCCTCCGGTCGCGCCCTTGGCATCCTTGCGGTGTGGATGGTCGCCCTTGGCCATTAGAAAAGCTCCGGAAATTGAGTCCGCACCCATCCGAGACCAACACTCGGCTTGTTGTCCTGAAGTTCCTGATCCACAACCATCCAGACGAGAACTCCGTCCGCGGCGTAATCGTCAGGGTCTAGCCCCCGTCGCTTGCATTCCTCGCGCGCTTCCATCTCACGCTCCTGCTCAGGCGTGATCTCGTAGTAGCCGCTATCGATAAGGTAGTCGCCAAAAGTAATTCCCATCTTTGCCTCCATGGTGTTCGGTCAGGATGCGGCAGGGCAAACCGGCTCTAGCTGGCAATGGCTGCACTGCGTCGGGTACGGACACTTCGAGCAACAGGCAATTGTGGTTGAGGCGACCATGTTGTTCACGGCACCCCCCTGAGGGCGGTCCAGCGCGTCAGCAATGCGCTCCGCGGCCGTCACGAAGCGGTCAAACATGTCCAGCATATCGGCCTCCTCGATCGCCTTGCGAGCCGTGTAGTTGTTGTGCATGTCTTCGGCGAGCTTCCTGCGCTCCGCCTTGCGGGCTTCGTATCGTTCTTTCGGCGTCATTTTATGATGTCCCTCGTTTTGTCAGTTCGAACGATCCCGATAAACATGCGGGCAAAGCTGATGCCGCACCACCATTTGATGGGATGCTCGAACGCCCATTCCCGTTCTGGCCGGTCCTTGGCCTTGATTGTCCCGACCCTGAACCGGAATCCGCCCTCGTAAATCGGCTTGCCGTAGTGGATATTCATGCCTCACCTCCTCGGTGACCATTCGAGAGTGGCGATGCGGGTATCGGCATCCAATGCGTGACGCCGTTTACAAATCCTTCGCCGTCCGCTCGCCAACAACTTCCCCACTCCTTCCCGAGCCAACTCGCGGTATAGGCGGCCCGATAAGCACTTTCCTCGTCGAACTCTTGGTTGAGGCTGTGTTCGCCCCAAACGATCGCGCGATCTATGTCATCAGGAAAATCCGCTATCGGCAGCCACTTAGGGGAGAGGCCACCGCACGGCCAACCCCCGCAAAGCCAAGTTCCGTCGCCCGCAGCTCGACAGTCTCCGCAGATCGGATCGACCGTTGGCTGTGGTGGCCTCGGGGTGAACTGGATTATGTCTGCCATGGTACTCGCTCCCTAATGATCGCCAGTCGTCATGTGCTCTTTGCCTATGGCCTGATACAGCCGGTAGAGCCTTTGTTGGGCATCGTCGGCTAACTTCGCCCATTTAGGATTGGCCTTGATGGATGGGTGGTCGCAAAGCTCCTCATCGACCGCATTTATTAAAAAGCTCGTCATGTGAAGTGCTTCATGACAGCCATGCGATCCCGGAGCGAAGTTCTTGTCATTCTTGGCCATGGTGGTGCCTACTGATCACCAAGCCGGAGCTTGGCGAGGTCGTCCCGGCACTGTGCCATTGCCTTGACCTGGCGGACGCGGGCGGCCGGATCTGGCTCGCGATCGTGCGCCCGCTTCAGCTCGATCATGGTAGACAGGATGTGGCCGGCCGGAGTTTCGGCACCCACTCGGTTACGGGCTACCCTGAGCGGGCATGGTAAGCCTACGGTAAGACTACGCCCCGAAGTTCCTTGTGTGTTCACGGTTTCCACTAGATGTCTCCCCAAATAATTCAATGGTTTAGCTTGTGCGGTTAAAATCAGCCATTTAGGACGCTAGCACGAAATCCCGCTGAATTATAGGGGTTTCTCGTCTTTGGGTAAGTCTACGGTAAGACTATCCACGGGAAGCGGCCTGCTTATAAGCCGCATGAAGTGCTCCCCGAGGAACTGATTAACCTCTGCGGGCGTCATCGCGTAGAGCTTATCCATGATCTCGCGGGTTCTCTCATCGGACATTCGCTGCATCCTTCTGCCAGTCGGGGGCGTGGTGACCGTAGACCGCCGCGAGAACGGCCACAGACATGCCCAGAGCGTTTGCCGCTTCCCAGATGGGCACGCCCTGCTTCAGCATGTGGGTTGCTCTAGAGTGTCGCAGGATGTGGGGAGTGATGTAATCCGGTAGAGAGGCAGCCGTGCGGATTCGGGTCCACGAACGAGCAGGACGCGAAATTTTCGCACCGCGGAAGTTGATGATGAACTCAACCTTTGGACCATCCATTCGTTTCCATCGTCGGAGATGAGCCAGGATTCTTCTACCGAGTCGGACGGGCGGGGCTCTTTTTTTGGTTTGGACGGCATTGCGCTCTTTCCTTTGCAGGACCCCGGTTTCAAGATTCACCATCGACCACATCAGGCCCGTTATCACGCTTCTGCGGCTTCCAGTGTACCAGCCAAGGATGAAAAAGCGGGCCAGATGAGGTGTGCGCCTTGCCCTCCACAGGAACCTTGCGGCCTCCGATCGAGTCATAAAGTCCTGCCTTGGTGCTGGCTTCGGCGGTAGTTTGATCTTGGGTGTCGGCATCATGGGGGCGTGGTTCGCCCTCCAGTGGCCGAGGGCTGCGCTCAAGAATGCCAGTTCTCGCCTGGCGCAGGCAGGCGCATTCCTCGTCGCAATATATGCCCGACTGGTTGAAGCATTGATATCCGTTACCCTCTTCGCGCCCCACCATTTGTTCAGCTTCCTGATGTCGTAGATAATGTGCTTGCCGGAGACCGTGTGCTTGATGTGCTCCTCGGCGTAGGTTGCGAGGACATCGGCGATGAGCGGCGCTTCAGAGGCGGCCGGCTTGTGCTTGCTTTCGATGTAGTCCCGAAGTGCTCGCTCAGCCTGTTTAATGTCCGCAGCGCCGAACCCTGTGCGACGGTTGGATCTACCGTCGATGATGGTCCAGGATTCGCGGCGCTTATCGAACCAGAGTTTCGGGCCTGAGCTTCGACGCGGCATTTTGCTTCCATGTCATGCAAAGCGGGTAGGGTAGTCCAATAAGCTCGCCCGATCTTGGACGCTACAAGATTTCCCCGGTTGATCTCTACCCGAAGGGTAGCCGCATGGCGGGCGTCGCCAAAGAATACCTCGGCGGCCTGCTTCAAGGTCATGCGGCGCTCGGGGCTCATTTGCGCTCTCCGGAAGACATCGGGGAGGCGGCCCGCCGGTTGTATTCCGCGGCGGCCTCTGCGGCGGTTTCAAAGTGCCTGCTGACGAATTGTCGGCAGTCCCTAGTCACGCGCGCATAGAAAGGTTTGCGCGAATGCCGCGGTGACGTGTGCTTAAGAACGCCCTTGAAGCCGTGCTTGTTCATGGCGCGTGGCATGTGACCTTGATCCCCGAATGCCAGCCGACGCTGGTGACCTTGGCGCCGAGCGTCACGGCGCAGTGTTGGGTCAGCGCCTCTTGGAATGTCTCTTTCTTGCCGGCGTTGGCGGCAAAGAACTCCGTGATCCGCTCGACCTGGATCAGACCCTCTGCCTCGATGGTGAATTGATAGAGGTCCGTGTCGCTCGGGTTGACCGGGCACTGAGCGCGGACCTGATATTCGTAAAGGCACTTCATACGAAATCCATTTTCGGTTGGAGGGTTCGGCTGGCGATCGCCTCGCGCATGTGGGAGTATCTGGCTAATCCGGTGCCATCGACCGAATCCACGCCGAGCTTTTCGAAGTGCTCCCAACGCTCCGGGCCGTTAACACGCCCGACGTGGACCCATTTCGAAAGCGCTTTAGCCGCTTTGATGATGTGGATGGCGTGTTCGCCGCACTTCCAGTTGGTGCTGCCGCCGATGAACACGGCCGAGATGTCGCCCCACGGGATGGGCAGGTGCTCTTGGCCGTCCTGGCAGACGAGGGCGCGCTTCCAGTTCCGCAATTCCTCACGTCGGCGCCAATGCTCGAACACCTCCAGCGTCCGCCGAGCCGACCCGACGACATCAGGCAGGGTAACGAACAAGCAGTTCTTCTGGTGGTGCTTTTCGCGCTCCAGCAGGGAAAGGTAGGACTCGATTTCGGTCTGAGCAAAGAAGCCGTTATCGATCGCCCAAGGCGCGGTAGGGTCGCGCAATTTGTAGCGGGTCAGTGGCGTAAGCAGTTGCCCGACCTCGCCGCCCAGTTCACGGGCGCACGTCTCCAGATCCTGCCCGTTGTCGAGGAGAGCGATCACTTTTGCTCCCCCGGTGTGGGTGAGGCACCAGTGAGGACAGCAGAAGCTCGGTCGATCGACGCTTTCGTATCGGTTAACCAGCCCGGCAAGCCGTTGAGATGCGTGTCGAGACTATGATGCAATTCGGCGCAGCCCACGGAGTTTTGCTGTAGCAGGGTGGCCGTTCTGATAAGGTCGAGCAGGGCGTTCCGCATAGCCAATGTCTGCGGTTCACCAGCGGGTCCGCTTTCCCTGTTGGCGGGAGCGCGCTTCAGCCACACGCGGACAATTTCGACTATGTTCTTTGCACTCTTGGTCGAGAGAATGAACTTGCCGTTGTCGTTGGCCGTCAGAAGCAAGCGATCAAGGCGCTCGGCCAGTCCGACCAGTTTGTCATCCACGGTGACCGCATCGCACTGCGCGGGGCGTTTCTCTTCTCCGAAATCAGGGGCGCTCATGGCCGCGGCTCCAGGAATCCAACGAGGTAAAATCTGCAAGACGCAAGCATGGCGACCAAAACCACGACCAGTTGAAGCCATGGCGGGAGGAAATCGATCATAGGCGGGGCTCCGCTGCCTTGTGCGCCATCTCGATCATCTTGGCGTAGCGTTCGAACAGGGTTTCAGCCGCCTTCTTGATCTGGTCGGGATGCGGCGCCATGCCCATGCCTACCGGGTAACCCAGGTTGGCGATGGAATCCGAAAGCTGCTGGGACAGCCACGCGACTTCCACTTCGCGCAGGATCGCGAAGTCATTCGCACTTGCGCCTTCAGGCTGAGAGTGAAAGTCACCCATGGAGAGCGGCCCTTGCGCGGGTGAGGGCGGCGCCGAAGGTGTGTGGTCGAATCCCGGCGATACCCGAAAATTCCCTCCTGAAATTTCGGAGCCGCCCCAATACTCGATAGGTGTAGCTGTCGCCGGGGATTTTGTGATCGACGTTGGGGTCAATGCTTTTCAGCCATTGGCCCATCAAGCACTGGCCCGACAAATAGAAGCAGTATTCGCGATCCGCCGGCATCTTCTCCAGCCACGCGATCAGGCTTTCGAGGGTGAACGGGTCGGCTGTGACTTCCCATTTCGGATCGTAGAGCATTTTCAATACCTCGGTGCGTGTGAAAGATCGGTGAGCTAAGTCGCATCGCGCCACGTAAAGACGACTCCGGCACCGGCCGCTGCGGCGAATAGGGTCCCCGAGTAGCTTCGCGTGGCTCCTGGGGGCAGCCCGATCTGGGCGGAAATCGCGTCAAAGGCGGCCCATAAGACCATCACAATGATGCCGACCAAGAACCCCTTTGCTTGTGCCTTCACAAAATCCATTGTGTCCCCCGCTATCCCTTCATCACCGCTCACGCGCGGCATGAACGATCTCGCCGTTGAATTTCCGCCATGCTCGTATCGTGCGAGGCTTCTTGATGCCCAGGTGACGCTTGCGAATGCGATCGTTCTTGGCCTTCTCGGCTACGTCGCGCGCGGTCTTTTCCCGGTGCTTCCCTCGTAGGACAGGAACCAGATTAGACTCCCTGTGCTCACCGCCATTTGCGAGAGCCACAACATGGTCAATATCCCAATGGTCCCAGGCCTGTATTCGTCGGCCCGACAGACGACAAATGCCGTTATGCCGAGCAAAGACCCGCAAACGAACGCGATCAGGTATCGCAGCATCATCGGTTTTGCCTTTCCATTCCTCTACGCTACGCATGGACAGCCTCTTGATCGTGGAAGCGAACGCCATGGTTCGCACCGAACTGGTGGATGAGTTCGATCAGGTCAGAGAACTCGGACTTGGAAAGGTTCGACGACGACCGCTTCAGATCCACCACGCCGGTCCCGTCGATGTTCGGGACGAGGCGCATCTCGCGAGTGAGCGCGTCGAGGAACAATAATTTCCAGTCGTCAGGCGTCAGTTTCTGTCCGTGCCATTCAACCTGCGTCGCAACATCCGTCAGCGCGGCCCACATCTTGTCGTTCTGCGCGACCGTGCGCTTGGCTTCCTTGAAGATGACGCGCGTACCTGGCTTGGCTTGGCCAACCCAATTGACCGCCCGCTCACGGTCGATCTTGCCGCTGAGGGTGATCTGGGCTTGGCTCATGCGGCCTCCGACCGGCCGTAGCGGCGGATGTAGTCGACCGTTTGCCGAAGCTCAGTGTTGAAAAGCTCAACCTCGTTCGCGAGCCTCTTGATGTAGTCCTCGTCGCGGTAGACGCGCTTGACGAACAGCGGGAGCTTTGGGCAGTAGCTGACAAAATCCCACCACTCGCGCTCGCAAACCCACATGGAGCCGTGAACCTGGGCCTTGTGTTCGGATGGCAGTTCATCAGCGAGAAGCCGGGCGACTTGGATGTGTGCCGCTGCGGACTTAATTTCCAATCCGCCTTTCTCGCCGATGAGACTGTCCGGGCTGGCGCCTTTCTCGCCGTTGCGAACAAAGCCGACACGCTGCGGCTCAATGCCATGGGTGAAGGCGTAGAGGTCGCGGGCCTCGTCCTCCATGAGCTTGCCGCGCTCCATGTCGCCGTTGCTGTAGCTTTCCATCGGCTCGCCAGTCAGGATTTCGCCAACCAGCTTGTTGAGGTAGGAGATGCGGCCGACACTCTTGCCGCCGCGCGGTCCCACGGCCATTACCGTGTGAAACTCGCTGGCGGTCGGGATGCCGGCGCGCGCCGCAAACCACTCTGGCGAACCTTGCTCGCAATCGAGGATCTGGATCATTTCGCGGGCGCCTTGAAGTTCGCTGCGTCAAGGCAGGAGTCGAAAAGTTCGGCAGTTATGTCTTCGATCTTCTCGACCTTGGCCCATTTCAGGAACGCCTTGCGGTCCTTGCCGCTGGCTTCCAGCGCATCGCGCAGCTTGTCGGCCTGCTCTTGCGTGATGAGGGGCTTGCCAGCGCCGGCCTTACCGTCGTCATCTCGAGCCGCCGCGAGGCCAAGCATCTGCACAAGCGAATAGCGCTGCAGATAGGTCAGCGTTGAACCGATAGCCTGGATGGCGTTCTTGCTGCCGGAAGCATCAGGCGGGCCGGAGAGGGTGGTTTCCTCGCTGTGCCCGGCCTTGTGCGAGAGGATGCACGTCACGGCAATGCGGTCAGTCTGGTTGGTGCGAAAGCGATAGGAAAGTCCGTGCTTGCCCAAGATCGGATCGACCACGGCGGCGATCGCCGAGAAATCCGCATACTTCTTGTCGTTGTGCCCCTTGGCGTTGCGCTCAATCGGCGGGATTTCCAGCTTTGCCGCAGCGATAGCCTCGTCGAACGCCTTTCGGGCCTGTCCGGTTTCCCATCGCTCCTGCAGCGACATGAGCTTTTCGATCATCTCAATGTCGGCGCCGGACGAAACAGCCCGGTTGAGCATGTCCATCGGTGTCACGGGGACAAGCGCGCTCGGCTCGTTCGGGATAACAGAGACGGTCTGGGGCTTATTCATCGGGTACGCTCCATGCAGGATTTGACGATGGCGAGGTCGCGCTCAAATTCAGCGTCCAGCCTCTTGCTGAAGAAGTGCAGGCGTTCGTTGGCTTCGAGGGGAGTTGATCCAGCCCGACGCTCTGCGGTGTAGTAGTTGAACAGCGCTTCCTCGCGGGTGAGACCCGTTGCTGTGCGGCCAGTGCATGACGTGGAGACCATCACACCACCTCGTGCTTGCGGAGGTCGCGGGCGTGGTCGAAACGGGCGGCCTGAAAATCGATCACTTCGGCTTCGACTTCAGGGCGGCCAGCGGCTTCGATAAGCCGATCCTTCACATCCTCGGGGGCGTCGTTCATGGTGATGAAATGCGCGAAGGCGATTTCCTTGCCGTCGCCGATGATCTCGCGGACCTTCTCGACTGCGTCAGCGCGGGTCATCTCGGGATCGACGATGGCCTCGATGCAGGCGGGGCGCATTTGGCCGGTCAGATCGTTGACCGAGCGCGGGTAGGACACCGCGATTACGTAGTAGCTGAAGGTCTGTTCGGTCTGGCTGGTGCGGTTGGTCATGTCGTGTGCTCCCCGATCTGATTTGCCATTGTAGCGATTATCGCTACGATGTAAATAGGTCGTAGCGAAAAAAGCTACGGAGGAGCCGTCGGCTCTTTGGTACTATTCTGAATCGGGGAGGTGGGATGGCTTATCGATACACAATCAATTTTACGACTTCAGGCATTGACGAAAGCGCGCTCCGGGAAGCTATTGAACAGTTAGGCCCTGCTGACATTGCGGTTTCGAGAGTTCCAATTGCCTTGGAGGCGGTCGCCGTAAAGCCGGGGTTTTGGCCTACCAAGACCCAGGCGACAATCATTGCCGCGCTGAAGGACAATCGGCCGCACCGGAAATCCGAGATTATTGATGCTGTTCAGGGAAAGCGTCCTAGCGCCGTTACCAACGCGTTGGACACGCTGGTGGCTGCGGGGCAGGCTCGTAGGTTCCGTCACGGAATTTATGGGTCAATGCTTTGCAGCGAAGTCGAGGCTGCCGCGCTTCCGCCGCGGCTCAACAAGACGACCAATGATTCGACCTTTGGCCAAGTCGTTCGAACCGTCAAAGAGAGCCCATCCACGATGGTGCAATTGCGACAGCAGTTTGGCGTGTCTCGACAGCGTATCGAGCAAATCCTCAGCAAGGCGGAACGGCTGAAGTTAGTTCAACGCGTCGAAGCAGAGTCCGGTGAAAGGGGGCAGTACATCTATCTAGCACCCGATGCGAAAATTAACGAAATTATGGGACGGAAGCCCATTTTCGTTGAGAGCAGGAAAAAACTCCTTTCTGCGATGTCCGCGGGAAAATTGTACTACGCCACTGAATTGGCAGCTTTCTTGGAGAGGTCAACTAACACCACATTTCTCAAGGAAGCGCTCGCGGGATTGGCGAAATGGGGGCTCGTCTACACAATGGAAATTGGTGTCAAGATGTTCTGCGGGGTGACGCCAGCCGGGGTAACGCATGAGGACTATGATCTGGCAGCGCCAAAAGCAAACCCAGTCGATTTCATAGCCGAGATCGGTGAGATCAAATCGATATTTTTGCAAGCGCTTCGCGTGCTGGGTGGCTCTGCTCGAACGATCGAACTGACCTATGCGATTGGCGAAGACATTTTTGAAAGTGTTGGCTATTCATCTGGTCAAGTTATGCAACGGCTGGAGCTCAGCGGGTTAGTTCAGCGAACGAAGCGAAAAGGTGAACAGGTTCCACACTCGCTGACGAAAACCGGACAGTATGTGGCCTCTCTTGTTGACCAATTCATCCCGCCGCCGGCAGCCGCGGAATTACGAGCTCGCATTGCCCGGCGGATGGAGGAAAAGGCAGAAAAGTTGCGCGGCCGCGAATGGGATGGGGGGTATTCCTTGCCGCCAACTTATAGGGCCATTCTAGCGGTGGTAACTGACGCGGGTGAAATCGCGACTCCGGGGATACCCGAAAAAATGGCGGTACGGTTCGTAAATCCGCGATCGATAAACCTAGCCATGAAGACGCTAGAAGAACGTGGGTATGTCAAGCGCGTGCGTAAGCACCCGCGCGACGGCAATGTGTGGAGCGTGACGGAGAAGGGTCTACAGGAAATGCGGCCGCAGGTGGATAGTTCGGAGATTGCCGCTGGCTAGGCGGGCCAGTGGCGCCAAACATGCAAAATGTGCTTCACGCGCGTCACTACCCACTCCTTTGACCATATTGATCCCGCCACAACCCCTGTCAGAAATCCTGACATTGCGGAGGGGTAGGCGTAACCAATCGCACCGAGCAAAAACAAGAAGCCGCCAGCCATCGCGAAGGCCAGATACATCCAGACCAAAAATCGAAGGTGGAGGCCGATTGTTCTAATCATCTTTGGGTGCCTTAAAAACTGTAACAGCTTCGACTGTGCCCAGCACCAAGAAGGCCACCAAAATGGCCAAATCCATAGCGTCGAATATATACCTAAGTGGCAGAATGTCGAATAATTTGGGGTCCCCTAGCTTAAGCAGGGCGAGCTGAATCAGCTCGATTCCACCGATAAAAACGAGAGCCACGATAACGTGAGCAACGAAGAAAGAGCCGGTTCGAAGGGCTCTGTAAAAAGCCCCATGCCAAGGCGGTCCCACCACCTTTTTCCCGCGTCGATTCACAGATCTAGCACCGTCCGCTTGACCCGACCAACCACCATCTTTTCAGCGTCAGCCTTCGATTTTACGAAGATCGGCTCATGCAGGGGGTTTGTAGAGTAGGGGGCAAACCGTGGCGGGTCCGCGCGCCAGAGCTTGAACGTCGCCTCTCCGCGCTGGGAAACAACGTAGGCTTTGCCTGACACCAATGTTCGGTCAGCCTGGTTGACGACGATTACGGAGCCGTCGGGGGAGACGCGATCCATGGAATCGCCGTCTACTTTCAGCGCGAAGAAGTCACCACGGCCGAGATCGGCAAAAGCAAGCAAAGGAACATCTTCGACTGGAATCTGGCTAGATGGACTGCGCAGCTTGCCGGCAGTCACCGTGTCGAGCAGCGGCACCTGAGAAACCTTGCCCGGCTTCTCGTTCGGCGCGTCTCGTAAGGCTGCCGGCGCCGGGAAGCCCGTTACTTCCTCAATCGCCAACATTTCCTCGGCAGAAACCTTGCGGGTGCCGGTGGTGACGATCTTGTACACCTTCGAGCGGTCGAAATCGGTCCGCAGGCGGGCTTGCAGCGCTCGTGCCAAATCGGATTGAGACATGCTGGCGTGCGCCATTGCCTCCTCAACCCATTGAACGAGCGGTGTTTTCTTTTTCGCTACGGCCATTTATCCACCGTAGCGGATACCGCTACGGCCTGTCTGTGCATAAAATCGCTACGGAATGACTTGCAATCGTAGCGATTATCGCTACAATCCAAATCACCATGCGATTGGAACCTGCAGAGACGATCATTTCCCGATTTGGCGGACCGGCTGCCGTAGCAAAGCTGGTCTCGGTCCACCGAACGCGGGTGTCCAACTGGAAGCGTCCTCGAGAAAAGGGCGGCACTGGTGGGTTGATCCCCCAACAGTATCACCGAATCCTGCTCGACTACGCGGTGGAAAACTCAATTGAGCTGGCGGCCGAAGATTTTCTCCCGCCTCGCGAAGTGGCGGAGGCTGCCGCGTGAAGCCCCGCATCCGCGTCAAAGCTAACTCCATTTTTGTTTCGGCGTTACCCCTCGCCGAGAAAAGCGGCGGTCTCACGTTGGCATCCTGCCCCCCGGATGGTGAGGCCGCCGCAGATTTTCTGTTGCCCGTATCGTTGAACGCGACTCCGGGCGATGCGCCGGTCCCGGCGTTGTATCGCCTTCCGGCGCCGGGGCCGGACACAAATGATGATGGCATTCCCACGTTTCTCCGGCGCGATGCAAACAACATCCCAGCATATGCGAGGAAATCATGAGCAGCCGACGACGCTTCGGGGGCATGAACACGTCGCCGGCCGCTTACGGCGCTAGGGGTACGCGCGCCGATCTACCTTTTCCTGCGGGGTCGATACTCACCGCTCGCGCGTCTCTCAAATTCAGCGAGCCGTCTGAGCCCATGCTCAACAGCTTCGCGGTGATTTCGCAAGCGCTCCTCGCCAGCGTCACGGGCCTCGGGCTCGCGTTCGCTCTGTTCGTTCTTCTGTTCGTCGATCTTCGATAGCTGCGCCTGCAAGCGCAGTCGGTTTGTGATCAGCAAGGCCTGCCAGCCAATACTGGTCCAACGTGTTGGTTCTTCGTCTTCGTGAGTGCCTTTAGTCATGAGATCAACATGACAGAGGAAAAAGCCAAATGCTGGAGAAGTCGTCCAAAATGACTACGCGAGAAGCAATGATCACCCTGGCAGGGTCGCCGCCGACATACGGCGAGTTGCCGCGCTGGCTTTCGAAGATAGCCAAGGCTTCAGGAATTTCATTTCGGACGGCTCGGTCCTTGTGGCTGGGCGAGATCAGAGACCCGAACCATCTTGCCGCGCAGGCTGTGCGGCGACAGGCCCAGATAGAAGAGGCACGACGCGATGCGAAAGTGGTTGCGGACTTTTTTAATAGCCACGCTCAAGCGCTTGCCAACATCGACCCGGATTTTCATAGGGATCAGATTGATGCGTTCGTCGAAGCGGCGCGCGCTCTTAGCGGTCGAGATAGCACCTGAGATCAAGGGGGAATGAATGCCTCTCGATTCCAAAGACAAGGCCAACATCGTCAGGCTTTGGGGCGAGGGCAGGGACACTCACGAGATCGCCCGCGAACTT